ACCGTTGTCGTTGCCGTCTGCGGTTGGGTAATAAGTGGTATTACTCATAGTAATAATCACTTTGTACATTTCAGCTTGTAGCTGATTACTGTCATTAATAAATCCTGAGGCCATTATACCTACTCCTTGTATTATAAGATATTTATCAGTAAATTGCCCATTCCTTTATTATACATGAAGGGCAATCTATTGCAATCTTATTGGTTATTTGAAAATAATCGTGGCCATTAGGCATGCTTGTACAAAGAATCCAAAACCAATAGTCACAATGTTTAAGAAATCCTTTTGAATAGCGGCTTTTACAAAAAAGCAAAACAAACCACTCCATGCAAACAGCACCAAATCCACTGGCGGCATCTTTTCAGTTAGTCCAGTCAATACTGCCAACAGCGTGGGCACAGTGGCCAGATGTAGTAGTATAACTGCCACCCAGCCCATGGTTTCTGCGCTGACTTGTGGTGCGTGTTCTTTGACATTTTTTACCCAAAGGTTCAAATCAAAAAAGTCATGTATTGTGTGTTTGATTTTATCTAATACCAATTGTGTTTGAGCGTTCATTTCAATCCTTAATTGTAAAATATGTGTCGGCCAATTTTGGCCACGGGTTTTTTGTTCCAGCCTGGCTGTACATAATCCCCATGAAAATACAGGGCGTGTTTTAAATCTGGAAGTCTAAATCCTTCAAGCAATACTTTCTTGGCCACTTCCATACTTTCGGTATAGATTGGACCATTCATAGGTCGCATAGCACTGGGTTTGTCGCAATACCAACTGAATTGGCAAAATACTTTTTCGTAGACCACATTCTTTTGATAAACCACTTGGCAAATGTCACTTGGGAATTGACTGCTTTCTGCTCGGTTAATGGTAACTTGTGCCACTGCAACTTTGCCTTCAAAAGGTTCGCCGCCTGCTTCGTGATATATGTTACGTGCAAGACATTCTAATTGTGCCTGGCGCATTTTTGCTGTAACTGGGCTTGCTGTTTGTCGAACTTCTTCTAACTTTTGAAATTTTGAAAGTACCACATGTTGAGCTGTAAATCCTATTGCTATCACAACAAATAAGTTCACTGCTAATTTGATAATCCGTATCATTGTTTTCTCCTTTACGGTGGATGAGGTATCGCTACTACCATCATTAATTACTGTTGGGCTGTTATTGTTTCTCCTTTTGTTAGCCTTGCCCTCTAAATCTTTAGTGGACAATATATAGTTATCCTCTGTTGCTAGAGGTAATATACTATTATATTGGACCACCACTGTTTAACGCCTCATACGAGCGATGTCAACTGCTTCCTCATCGCTAAAAATTGGCACTGCATTACTTTTGTGCATGGTTGCAATGCCTTTTACTTTGGTTCCTGTGTAAACTTTGGGAGCGGATAAGGTGGCATTGCCTCCGGTATCCCTGCTGGGCAACTTTGGCAAGTCCGCTCCGCGATAATTTTTTGCAGGAGATTTGTAAGGCTCGGCCGCCAACGCACGACTGCGCTTTTTGGCATCAGCTTCAACACCCCATCGCTTTTGTAGTTCTTTCCAGGATTCGTCCAATTGTTCAGACTTTCGTTTGTGTTCTGCTGAAGCAAATTTCTTCTTGCCTTTCTTTTTGCCAGTAGTTGAATACATGGGCGGCAACAAATGCATAGTCAAAATGTTCTCCAAAAGTTGTAACAGTAACTAGTATTATACTAGATAACTGCCACTGAGTCAACTGGAGTTATACTCGAAAACTTTCTCCGCAACCGCAACGGTCACGTTCATTGGGATTGATGAAATCAAATCCTTCATTGAGTCCGTTGCGAACCCAATCCACGGTCAAACCATTTAAATATGCTAGACTTTTGGCATCTACCAATAACACAAAATCTGCGTGGCCAAAATTAGTTACACCCACTTCAGATTCGTATTTGTCCACATATTCCATAGTATAGGCCAAACCACTACAACCAGTGGTTCTAACACCTATGCGTATGCCCACGCCTTTGCCGCGTTTAGCCAAATTGTATTTGATCTTAGTTTGTGCTGTGTCGGTTACGATAATCATTTACAGCAGCCTTGATAGCATCTTCTGCCAGTATTGAACAATGTATCTTGACCGGAGGCAGAGCCAGCTCTTCAGCAATGTCGCTGTTCTTGATTGAACTTGCCTGATCCAAACTCATGCCTTTGACCAATTCAGTTATAAGAGAACTGCTGGCAATGGCTGATCCACATCCGTATGTTTTGAATCTTGCATCTGTAATGATACCGTCTTCGCCAACTTTGATTTGTAATTTCATCACATCGCCGCATGCAGGAGCTCCTACCATGCCGGTTCCCACTGTGGGATCATCTTTTTCAAATGATCCCACATTGCGTGGATTTTCGTAGTGATCAATTACTTTGTCTGAATATGCCATTATTGTGTGCAGGTCCTGGTGCGTGTTATTGTACCATCTGCATGTTGTGTTTCTGTCCACATGGTGCAGTTTGGTTGAGGTGTCACTGAGTATACAGGTTGTTGTACAATAACAGGTTGTTGTACAATAACAGGTTGTTGTACAATTACTGCTGGTTCGTAATATCGAGGACGACTAAGTTCGTAACCGATTACGCCACCAATAAGTGCTGGAGCTACCCAATTGCCGCCATACCCACCACGATAGTATCCACCGTGGTGATGGAAACCCTGTGCCTGAACTGGTGCTACACACGATGCCATTCCAGCACTTAACACAAAAATACAAAACAGTTTTTTCATAATAGTCTCCGAGCTATACATATACAACGCCTTAGGCTAGTATTTAGTTGACTTATTTGGCTTCTTTACGAGTGTTTTTTACAGCGGTAACATCGTTACGAGTGTCTTTGCACAATTTGGCCAACTCTTGTAGATGTTTGCGCACACGAGTGCCTGCGGCACTTACTTCTTTGTCGTAGAATTTTTCGAAATCTGTTTCCATCTCTTCTACTAATTTTGTGAACTCTTGATATTTTGACATTTACTTCTCCTTGTGTAGTACTTGTCCAGTACTTATACCTAGTGTACAGGGGATAAAAATAAATGTCTAGTTAATTGACTATGACGTTTGGACTTCCGGCTGTGATTGCACCGCCGTCTGTAGAATCGCCTACTCTGGCAACACTGATGCCGCCCACAAACACAGTTCCTGATCCTGCATTTATTTTTGCACCGTGCGGCACACAACTACTACCAGATAGGATCGTATGGGCCGCTGTGGGATTGCCTTTGCACTCTATGGCAATGCCATTGGCAAACACCTTGGCTCCAGCCCCGGTTGGACCCACCACAGTGGTAGTTGCATCACAGCCGTGCCCTGTGGTTGTTGGATCACCTTGTCTTGCTACCGCTGGCATTATACTAGTTTGATTCCGGTTGTTTGTTCTGTGTAACGATCGGCTGCATCTTTGATGGTTGGAGCCAAAACCATTACTGTGCTTCTATTTATGGTGACTTCGGCATCAGGATCAGTGGTAAATAGGAATGGTACCAAACCAATCCCTTCTTTGGTTGCAGTCAAACACAAGGGCTTGACCACTCGAACGCCCAATACGCCGTCTTCTACCAATTTGGCCACAATCTCTTCACCTGCTGTGGTTTTGATTGTGACCACTTCACCTGCGGTGATACCTTTATTGATTAACATGTTATACCTTTTCGAAATGTTTGCGTAATTCAGTGAACCCGCCAATATAATTATCGTCTAAAAATATCTGCGGCAAAGTTCTGGCTGTGGGCACAGCTTCCATCAACTGTTGTTTGGTCCAAGCGGTTTCAACATTTCTTTCTTCGTACTCAATACCTTTCATTTCCAACAAGGCCTTGGCCTGTACACAAAATGGGCATGAATTTTTACTCCATACTGTTGCTTTCATATATTTCCTTTTTGTTATTATAGCACAGGTAACGCATCATAGTCAATGCCTTCACCCATTACCCCAATAACATAATTTGTTGACTCGTTTTCTTGTAGGGCTGTTTGTTTCTTGCTGGTGTCACTGTGCTTGTTGAACCAAGGAATAGGAGTTGATTTTGGAGCGGCTTGCTGATATTTGATTCCGATATCTTTGAGTGCGTTCACTGCCGTGTAGTCCACAAAGTCCATGAGAATGTTGGCGTTGAGACCGATCACTGGACCTTTCTTGAACAGATACACTGCCCAATCTTTTTCTTCACGTATTACGTCTGCATACATGGCATACACTTCAGCTTCGCAATCAATTTTTGCATTGGCAAATCGAGGATCTTCTTTGACCACTTGATTGATAATATAAGCAGTCCACCCTTTGTGTAGCAATTCGTCTTGTAGAATCAAACTGATGATATTGCCGTTGCCGATAAAGATCTTGTTCTCTACCATGGCCAAGCTGGTAGCAAAACTCACCATGAAGCGGAATGCTTCCAATGCATAGCTAGCGTTTAGTGCAAGCCATATGGCACGTACATGTTCCACTTCAGCAACAAATTCTCCTGTTTCTTTACGGCAGTTGATCAAGTGCAAGGCGTCATAGTATTTGCCCACGCTGGCTGCCATGCCAACAATTTCCTCAGTGTCGTGAATGGTAGCAAACACATCCTTGGGCACATTGTAGATGTTGCGAATAATATGACTGTAGCTTTTTGAGTGAATATTGGTTTCAAAGAATCCCCAGTTGTACATTAAGGCTTCCAATTCAGGAATACTGCACACTGGTGTAAACACCTGGGTTGGGCCGCGCCCTTGTAAACTGTCCAAGGCAGTTTGTCTCAGCAGATTGCTGGTAAAGATATGTTTGATAGCATCGCTGGCTTCTTTGAAATCGTTTGAATCTTTGCTGAGACTGATTTCTTCCGGTTGCCAAAAGAATCCGCGAGCTGTAGCATCAAAGTCTGCTATTTTTTTGTATTTTACTTCTTCAAATCTTTGTATAGTTACTGGCCCAGCTGGGTCCAAGAACATCTTACGATTCAAATAGTCTGTTTTTGTTTTTAAATTGTATTGCGCTGTGCTCATAGTGTGTCCTGTTTTGTTAATTCTGTGGTGTTCCACACATTTCTATTGTGCGTAACACTGTCTTTTAATATCCTCCAGGTTTGTTCCTGGGGTGTTTCTGTCCAAGTAAAGTATAGGTTGTTCAATGGCGGTCTACCAGTTGATTCGTCATACAGTGTTTTGTGTTGGAAGTAGTATTTAAGCCAAATGCGCTTTCCGCTAGTAACC